CTATATAGATATAGTAAATGGTAAAACTGATACAATAGTTAGAGCAAAAAACTATGAACGGTATTACGACAATGAGATTATAGAATGGTGGCGTAAGTTAGCTACTAAACGTTTTTACAAACTACAAGAAGAAAAGCGTTTAAGAAGTGAACTAGAAGTATGGACAAAAGATAGTAATATAGATATTATCCGTTAATGAATGAGAATAACAATATTCAAACAACCAAAATACATATATTTGGACTTCTCGCCGGATAAGCTTGACATTATCAAGCAATTTTGTTATAATGAAAACATAAAATGGTATACTATAACTTATACCGACAAGGAGAATGAAGAATATGAGCGACTTTTTAAAGGACATAATTAAAGAAACAGGTAATGAATATGCGACACTAGCTAAAGACGGAGTGTCAGGCGGTGATGTAGATTCTTTTATAGACACCGGTTCATATTCATTTAATGCTTTGTTATCAGGTAGTATCTATGGTGGTCTACCTAACAATAGAATTACGGCAATCGCCGGCGAAGCTGCAACAGGTAAAACTTTCTTTGCATTAGGCATAGTAAAACACTTTTTAGATAGTGACAAAGACGCAGGTGTAATTTACTTTGAATCAGAAAATGCAATATCAAAAGATATGATTGAGAGTAGAGGTGTTGACAGCTCAAGAATAGTTGTAATGCCAGTTGCAACGGTACAAGAATTCAGAGCTCAATCAATTAAAGTGATTGACAAATATTTGGAACAACCAGAAGCTAAAAGAAAACCTATGATGTTTGTATTAGATAGTTTAGGTATGTTATCTACTACAAAAGAAATGGAAGATACAGCTGCTGGTAAAGAAACAAGAGATATGACAAGAAGTCAAATTGTCAAATCTACTTTCAGAGTATTGACCTTAAAACTAGGTCAAGCAGGTGTTCCTATGATTATGACCAATCATACATATGATGTAATTGGTTCTATGTTTCCACAAAAAGAAATGGGTGGCGGTTCGGGTTTGAAATACGCTGCTTCATCAATCATCTACCTAAGCAAAAGAAAAGAAAAAGATGGCACAGAGGTAGTTGGTAATATTATTCATTGTAAAAATTATAAGTCAAGAATAACAAAAGAAAATGCTCAAATAGATGTGAGACTTTCATATAAACAAGGTTTAGATAGACATTATGGTCTGTTAGAACTAGGTGAAGAAGCCGGTGTGTTTAAGAAAGTATCTACTAGATATGAAATGCCTGATGGTACAAAAGTATTTGGTAAGTCTATCAATACAGAGCCTGAAAAGTATTTTACAAAAGAGGTATTGGATAAGATTGATGAACACACAAAACGAAAATTTACATACGGACAAGAAGACGAAGCCTAAAAGATACGTCTTTGCACAAAAAGAAGGCGAAGACTTTTCTTGCGTTAAAATTACAGAGGGTAAATTCAAAGATGTAATTTACCACTACGGTAGAGTTGCATTTGCTCCAGAGAGTGAAGTTGAAAAAGATGGTAAACTTCCTATGAAGTTTGATTACACCGTTAAAAAAAATCCTAAAAATCTAATACTGCTTGACAATAAAGAATTTATAGATTATATTGGCGATATACTATTAGAACTATTAGAAGACCAATTAGAGAGAGGTGATATAATAAATGATAAGTGATAGAATAGAATATACCATATTAAGTAATTTATTTCACAAAGAAGAGTATGCTAGAAAAGTTTTACCTTTTCTAAAAGAAGATTACTTTGTTGAAAGAACTGAACAGGTATTATTTACTACCATATTTGATTTTATTACAAAGTATAATAATGTACCTACAAAAGACGCTATACTAATTGAAGTTAATAGTAGAAAAGATATTAATGATACTGAACACAATAATATAAAAGACTATGTAAATGCAGTTAAAAATCTGGAGACAGATGAACAATGGCTTTTAGATACTACTGAAAAGTGGTGTAAAGACCGTGCTGTTCACAATGCAGTATTAAGTGGCATTAAAATATTAGATGGCAAAGATAAGAAACAAACAGCAGAGGCCATACCACATATATTATCAGACGCATTAGCAGTATCATTTGACAAGTCAGTTGGTCACGATTATATAGAAGACGCAGAAAAAAGATATGATTGGTACCATACTAAAGAGAAAAGATATAAATTTGATTTAGAATATATGAATAGAATTACCAAAGGTGGTGTTCCAGCTAAGACATTGAATATTGCATTAGCAGGTACCGGTGTTGGTAAATCTTTGTTTATGTGTCATATGGCTTCTAACTTCTTAACAGAGGGTCAAAATGTTTTATATATTACTTTAGAAATGGCAGAGGAAAGAATTGCAGAAAGAATAGACGCTAACTTATTAGACGTTTCTATGGATGACCTACACGTAATGCCTAAAGACTTGTATGAAAATAAGATGAAAAAAATATCAGACAAGACTTATGGTAAACTTATTATTAAAGAATATCCAACAGCGTCTGCTCATAGTGGTCACTTTAAATCATTAATAGATGAACTAGCATTAAAGAAATCATTTAGACCAGATATTATCTTTATTGATTATTTAAACATATGTGCTTCAAGTAGATTTAAAGGTGGAAATATTGGTTCTTATTTCTATATTAAGGCTATTGCTGAAGAGTTAAGAGGTCTTGCAGTAGAATTTAATGTACCAATCTTTAGTGCAACACAAACAACTAGAACAGGTTTCACTTCAAGTGATATTGGATTAGAAGACACGTCTGAATCTTTTGGTCTACCAGCAACAGCAGACTTTATGTTTGCTTTGATTAGTAATGAAGAACTAGAACAACTAGGTCAAATGAAAGTTAAACAACTTAAAAATAGATACAATGACCCAAGCGTCAACAGGTCATTTATCATAGGTGTAGATAGAGCCAAGATGAGACTATATGATGTTGGTCAATCAGCACAAAATATTGTTGACAGCAACCAAAGAGAAGTTAAACCCCAAAAAGAAGTTGCTTACGATAAGTTTAGTGACTTTAAGGTATAATGCCAAAAACTAAAAAACAAAAAGTTAGATTTCATAAAGGTGATAAGAGACCAGGAGGTCAAAAGGGTAAATTGTCTTACAATACAAAACTAGTAAAACGTGGTAGAAAAATGGTATGGCAAGTTATTGAACAGCCAACCAATTCTGTTATTAATGAATATTTTTTTGAAGAAGACGCAAAGAAGATTGTAGATTTTCAAAATAAAAATAAAGTTTGGCAAGTAAATGGTGGCGTACCACCTTTTTTATGTTTAAACTATATGTCAAAAAGATAAATAGTATGTAGGGAGAGACATATGGGTCAATTATCAGCTACTAGATTTAGAGACAAGTACACAGCCAGCGGTGGTCCTTATAAAGGTAAGGATTATGAAAGTATTTTTGAATGTAAAGTCAAAGATAAAAAAGAATTTATATTAGGTCAAAATGCTAATGGTAGAAAAGTCTATGGTTTAAAATTAGTTAAAGACCAAAAAAACAAATATACTATTGTATATTCTAATAGTAAATCAGGAAGAACTGAAACAGGTAGAGATTTAGTTTCTAAATTTTTCAAAGACCCCGATTTTGGTGGTGGTAAAGGTTCAGGTGGTGGTGCAAACGACACGGCTATAACTGAATCATTACAATGTTATTTTCTATCTATACTTTTTAATACTAGTGCTACTAAATTAACTAATCAAAATACAGATATAAAAGCACTAAAAAAACAACACGATTATTGTTTTACTTATGATAAATCTCAAAGAAACAAAATTGAAGATTTATACGAAAAATGTCCTGAAGATTGGTTTAAAACAGATGTTTTTATAAAGTCTGCCAATGCAATTTATAATTCGCAGTATGTAAAAGTTTTTAAAAATAAAAAAGTTTATTTTCATAGAGGGTCTCCTTTTATGAAAGCTGTTTATGATAATAAAAAGAAAGCTCAAGACTACGATAAGAAAGTTAACAATCCACCTATAGCACCTGGTTCTTTTAATGATGATAAGTGGAATCCAGGAGATATATGGATGAGTACAAAACAACCTACTAGTAGATTACCATTTTCTAAAGATGAAAAAACTTTACCAGTAGAATGGACAGAATTAAGAGAGGCAGTTAGAGATAAAGTTGATGAACATACTTTAGGTATATCTTTAAAAAAAGTTGGTGGTTCACAAGCAACGGTAACACCATTTAATACTAGAAAAAGAACTCATAATACCGATACAAAATTTACTGGTTTTACTTTTGGTCAGACAGGAGATTTTTTTAATTCAGCAGATGTTTACTTACATTTTAATGATGGTGGTCAAATGCAATTAAGAGCTATGGAAACAATTAAATCTTGGCAAGGTGAAATGAAAGGCAAATATGCAGCTGCTGGTAAAATAGGTGGTGGTGTTGTCAATCATTATGTAGAAAAGAATTTTAACAGAACCATTGGTCATAGAAGTAAGCTATCAACTTATAGAGAGACTTACTATAAAGATATTAACCTTCAAAACTTTTACAATTTATATACCAGATTTATAAACAAACAAAAACCTGGTACTGAAAAACAAGACGTGGTAGCTGAAGACATATTTAAAAAGAGCGCAGATGAATATACACAAAGAGGCCAAAATAAAAGTAAAGCTTTTTATTTTGGTAAATATATGGGTTTACTTTTTTTAGAGGCAGTTGAAGCTGATAAAAAAGGTAAAAAACTAGATGAATTTTCAAGACAGATTGTTAGATATGCTATGTCTAATACGGATATTTCTACCTTTTTTCTAAAGGTTTCATAGTATAAATAGTAGTATGATTTGTTAATGGGTTAGTGATTATTATATAAATGGATAAATTGGAGAACAAATGTTTAGTTTTAAAGGTTTCTTTACACAGGACAAAAACACACACCTTGAACACCTAGAAGATGATATTATTAATAACGGTGCCAAAGGTGGTGATAATGCAATAAGCTTTCTAAAATCAGTTAGAAATATGTTGGCTGGTAATGCCAAAGGTGCAGTTAATATGACCGTTAAATGGGACGGTGCGCCTGCTATTATATGTGGCCAAAATCCAGAAAACGGAAAATTCTTTGTTGGTACTAAATCAGTATTCAACGTCACACCTAAAATCAATTATTCAATATCAGATATTAAAAAAAATCACGGCACAGGTGGTGCAGCTCAAAAACTTGCATATTGTTTTAATTATCTTAAAAAATTACCAATCAAAGGTATCTTGCAAGGCGACCTATTATTTACAGACGATTTAAAAGTAGTAAATATTGATGGTGAAAAAATGCTTTCATTTACACCTAATACAATTACATATGCAGTACCGGTAGATAGTAATATCGGTAAACAAATTGCTAGAGCCAAAATGGGCATTGTATTTCATACATCATATACTGGTAAAAATATGAAAAGTTTATCAGCAGGTTTTGGTACCGTTAGAGGTAATGGTGGTTCAAATATATTTTTAGCGTCTGCTCAATATACAGATAAGTCTGGTTCAGTTATGTTTAATGCTAATGAACTAAAAGCTTTTGACGCACAAATAAGAATGGCTGAAGGCTCTTTATCTAAAGCAGCTCCTATGTTAAATGAAATGTCTAAAACAAGTCAAGACACTAATACGGTTGGATTTAGATTAAAAACTTTCTTTAATCACTTTATCAAAACAACGCAAGGTAATATGGGTGGTGTAAGAGATATGCAAAAAAGATTTGAAACATATTATGAAAATGTATTAGATAAAGAAATTGATAGTAAGAAAACTGATAGAGGTAAAGCACCATACCAAAAAGCAAAAAAAGAAGGTATGAATTTTATCAAAAGAAATAGAACAGCATTATACTTTGCGATTGCAAGTCATATTACTTTAGCGAATGCTAAAAATACTTTATTAAGAAAGATGAATCAAATTCAAAGTATAGGTCATTTTGTTAGAACTTCAAGTGGTTATAGAGTAACCGCTCCTGAAGGATATGTGGCCGTTGATAGAGTTGCAGGTGCAGTTAAACTTGTAGATAGATTAGAATTTAGTAGGCAAAACTTTACAATGCCTAAAGGATGGAATTAATGAGAACATTACCAGATACAATTGATTTATATAAAAAGAAAATGATTGGTGTTTTAGACAAATACTATTCAATATGTGAAAGCATAGGTGGTAGAATGAGTGTTTGGGCTTGGCAAAAAAGATGGGGCAACAGAGATAAAGGTACAGGATATAAAAAGTGAAATTTGTAGAAAGATTTTTAAGAGAAATAAAAGGTGGACCTTGGCAAATTATTATGATAGGTGGACCAGGTTCGGGTAAATCAACTTACTCAAAATATATTACAAAACATTTTAATATACCACACATTTATACTGGTGATATGATGAGAGACTTGGCAAAGAAAGATACACCAGATGGTAAAAGAGTAAAAGAATTATTAGCGAATGGTAAGTTTGCTCCGACAGAGATTGTTATGAGAGAAGTTATGGACAGACTTAAAAAACCAGACGCAAGAAACGGATATGTATTTGATGGTTTTCCTAGAAGTATGGAACAAGTAAGAGCAATGGATAAAAATAATATAGAACATAATTTTATTATTAACTTACAAGTATCTGAACAAGAAGTAATTAGAAGATTGACGGCCAGAGGTAGAGCAGATGATAAACCAGAAGTTATTAAACAAAGATTAAGAGAACACGAAAAACAAGTTGGTCCTGTTATTAAACATTTTGATGAACAATTAATAAATATTAAAGCTGAGGGTGCAGAGCCTGAAGTTATTGCAAATAAAATTATAAAAAGAATAGAAAGATGAAAACATTTAACGACATAAAATATACAGAATTAAATGAGGGTTTATATGACCCTAATATTTTTAAGGCATTTTTTCTTGCAGGTGGTCCAGGTTCTGGTAAAACATTTGTGACAAGAAGTGCTTTTGGTGGTACAGGTTTAAGAATGATTAACTCTGATACTGGTTTTGAAAATGCATTAAAGAAAAACAATCTTTCATTAAAAATGCCTGAAGATGAGGCAGAGGCGAGAGATATAGTAAGAGCCAGAGCAAAGGCAACTACAGGTAATATAATGGACTTATCTATCAAAGGTAGATTAGGTATGGTTGTTGATGGTACTGGTAGAGATTATGATAAGATTAAAAACCAAACTGCTATGTTAAGACAATTAGGTTATGATTGTTATATGATATTTGTTAATACTAGTTTAGATGTTGCATTAGAAAGAAATAAAAAAAGAGAGAGAACCGTACCAGAATATATTACAAGAAAATCTTGGGAAGGTGTACAATCTAATATTGGTAGATTTCAAAATTTATTTGGTATGAATAATATGGTGATTGTAGATAATAGTAAAGACGATAAAGAACTTACAACAATAGTAATGAGTAAAGTTGGTAAAGCAGTAAGAGGTTTATTATCAAATAAAATTAAGTCATACACAGCAAAAAGATGGATGGCTACAGAAAGAAAATTAAAAAGAAGATGAAAACGTTTAAAGAAAGTATCATAGATATACCAAGAAGAACATATGCTAAGGCTGTGTTTGATGACGCTGATACTCCTAATCCTAAAATCAAACCTAGTGTTGTTGTATTAATCAATAAACAACTAGAAGAATTTGAAAGTGAGTATCCTGTTTTAAAAGTTTCTCTTATCGGTTCTATTCTTACAAAGAGATATAGAAATGACGCAGACCTAGACCTTAATGTATTGTTTGATGTACCTGTTGATAAACAAGAAGAAGAAAGATTAAGACTATCTAAAAAGTATTTGTCTGCTTCTAATCCAGATAACATACAAGGCAAATTAATACCAGGTTCTAAACACCCTATTAATTATTATTTTATTACAGACAAACAAACTTATGATGACCAGAATAAAAAGGCAGACGCAGTATTTGATATTGAGGGTAATAAGTTTATAAAAAGACCTGACGATTTTACATTTGACCCTAGTTTATACTTAAAAGATTTTGAGAAAAAAGTACAAGAGTTAGATGTTATCAAAGGTGAATTAAAAAGAGACATTATTGATTACAGAGAATTAGAAGAATTAGAACCTAATGATATTTTAAATTTACAAGATAGAATTAACGATAAGTTAGAAGAAATAGAAGATAGTATCAAAGCCATTATTAAAGTAGGTGATGGTGTTGACGCAGATAGAAGAGCTGCTTTTGATACAGATATGACACCAGACGAAATACAAAAGTTTGGTATTAAGAATAGATTACCTAAAAATGTTATCTATAAGATGTTAGAAAAATATCACTATTTAAACTTCTATAAAAAATGTAAAAAGATTTTAGATGACGGTAAAGTTACCGATAAAGAGATAGATGATTTAGAAATGCACGAAGCTAAAGGCAAGTCAATCGCATTTAGTTTTGGTAGATTTAATCCACCTACAACTGGTCACGAAAAGTTAATTAATAAAGTGGCAAGTATTAGGTCAAACGATTACAGAATTTATTTAAGTAGAAGTCAGGACCCTAAAAAGAATCCATTATCGCCTAGACAAAAACTAGACATAATGAAAAAGATGTTTCCTAGACACGCAAGAAATATAGAAGTTAATAATACAAATATGATATTAGATATTTGTACATTACTTTACAAAAAAGGTTATAGTGATATAACTATGGTTGTAGGTAGTGATAGAGTTAGAGAATTTGATACAATAATTAAAAAGTATAATGATGTAAAATCAAGACACGGTTATTATAACTTTGATAATATTGATGTTGTATCTGCTGGCGAAAGAGACCCCGATGCCGATAACGTATCAGGTATGTCAGCGAGTAAAATGAGAGCAGCTGCTTCAAGCAACGATATTGCTAGTTTTAAAAGAGGACTACCAAGAGGTGTTGACGCAAATGCTATAATGAAACAAGTAAGACAAGGTATGAATTTAGCCGCTCAATACACAGGCGAGACTAAAGAAGTTGTACCATTTAAAGACTTTGAACACCAACAAATTAGAGATTTATATATTAGAGAAATGATATTTAATATTGGTGACAAAGTTGATTATGTCAAAGAAGATATACAAGGTACCGTAAAAAGAAAAGGTACTAATTATGTCGTATTAGAAGACGATAAAAATAATTTACATAAAGCTTGGATATGGGATTGTGTACCTGTATCGGCAGATAGAGAGGTAGACGTGAGGGAATATAACCTAGACGTTGACTATGGATTTGAGGCAGTATCAGAGGCTTCTAAAGCACATACTGATAGATTAGCTCAAGATAAAGACGTGAAAGATAAAAAAGGAACACAACCTAAAAAGTATTATAGTGGACTAAAAAAAGATGTTAAAGATAAACGAGCTGGCCATTTTAAAGGCAAAGACACAACCAAGAATGACAACACTCCAGCACCTGGAGATAAGACAGCTAAAACTAAACCATCTAAACACACGCAGAAATATAAAAAAATGTTTGGAGAATTACGAAAAGACCTCGTTTCAAAGATTAAAGAGGCGACAGACATTGGTAACGACTACGCTAAACATACATCAACCATAACACCAGGTGAACCAGACTATGCAGGATATGAAAATCCTACATACAAACCGTCACAACCAGGTAGTGGTGATATGGCAGTTAAGAAGAAAATTAAAGGTTTCCTAGAAAGAGAAACGGATAACCCTACTGAAAAAGATATAAAAGAATGGGCAGCTACAGAGTCCACAATGAATAAATATAGGGAACGTTATAAAGAACAATGGGAAGCAAAGCTAAAAGAGGCTGTTGCTAAAATGATAGAGAAAGTCTAATGGTAAAAACATTAAAAGAATTTGAAAACTACGATAAAG